GCGTTGCGTGTACGATCGTGCTGATGCTACTGTATTTTATTCTGACGAAACTTAGACGATAGATGCATCCTTCGTCCGAGGAGCGAATTCGATGCGTTCGATTCCCGAGCCGTGGCGGTCGATTGTCGTTGCGGTACTGACCGCGATCCTTACGGTGATCGGCGGTGGTACCGCGGTCAATTTCGGTTGCGTGCGTGTACCGCAGCCACAAGACGAGAAGCGCGGTGACAAAGAGAAGTCACCGCAGCCAGACGACGACAAGCCAGCAGCGAATCCGTGCGACGCGATCGCGAAGATCATTATGACTGGCGGCTACTGCAGCGCTACGATCGTGGGACCGAAGCGACACGATGGTCGATGGCATCTCGTGAGCGCGGCTCACTGCCATCGTCGTATCGGTGAGGAAGTGACTGTCGTGTTGCGCAACGGCGTGTCGTTCGGCGCGCGTGTTATTGCGATCAATCGGAAGTCGGACTGTTCGATCTTACTGACCGACGAGCGTCACGATCGATTGCCGTGGTTACGTGTTGCTGATTCGTACGAAGTCGGCGATAAGGTCTTTCACTGCGGGTATGGCGTCCACATCCCAGGCAATCGCGAGGACGGTTACGTCGTAGCTAAGGAGAACGGCGATCTTCAGGTGCGTTATCGCTTATCGGTTTCGCAGGGCGATAGCGGCGGTGGCATTATCGCGACAGCGACTGGCGAATTGTTGTCGCCGGTTTGCTGCACGACTCGCCTAAACGGCGTGGGTGACGTGTGGGGCGCGTCCCCGCGGGTTATTCGCTCGATGCTGACGCATCCGGTGAACTACTCGGACGACTTGAAACCGATTGCGATGCCGCTTCGTGACTTAGACGAAGCTAAGGGCGATGGCAAGTAGGACGATCGAAGAGTACGCACACGAAGTCGCCGACGTAACGACCCGTCGGCGACGTGTTATTTTGCGTGCTCGCGAGATCGGGATAGCACAACCAAAATAGCAAAACAAGACTTCTGGGTCCTTTCTGCGATCCCAACGCGCCCCAGCGCCGCGGGAAGGGTCACAAAATTTCGCACAGTTTGTTTTCGAGGTCCGAACTTCCCCGGAGCAGAGGAGCCATGAAGATCGAGCTGCGGAAGCTGTCCGAGATCAAACCTTACGCCAACAACCCCCGCCTCAACGACGACGCGGTCGAGGATTTCGGCTAGTTTTTGGAGGTTTCCGCGATGAGCGACGCACGCGACGACCCACCCGCCGGCGGCGGCCTGAACCCCAACGCATTGTCCGTGGCCACCGTGGCCCGGTTGCTGTCGAAGGTGAGCGGCGAGCGAGTGACGGAGGAGATGATCCAGGCCGACCTGGCGGCGGGCGCACCGGTGAACACAGACGGAACGATCAACCTGGTCCACTACGCGGCGTGGCTGGTAAAGGAGATGAGTGGTGGCGGCTGACCCGCGGCGGTTGCGACCGAGCGAGTTGTGCCGCCTGCTGAACTCGACCCCGCTGGGCGAGGTGATCAGCGAGCGGCAGTTGTATCGCCATCGCACCCGCGCCGGTCTGCGGATCGGCGACGCCCGCTATGTTGATCTACTGCGCTACGTCGCCTGGCTGGTGTCCCAGCGGCACGCGCCCCGCCGGGAGCCGGAGGCTGACCCCTACGAGGCGGTCAAGGAGCGGTCCCGTGCCCGCAACCTGGCATTGTCGCTGGCGGGCCGGGACATCGGCGACTTGCCGGCAGTGGTCAACCCGGAGCGGAAGAAAAAGGCAGCGTTCGACTTCCGCTTTTTCTGCGAGCAATACTTCCCGTTGACGTTTTACTTGCCTTGGTCGCAAGACCATCTCAAGGTCATCGCCAAGATCGAGCAGGCCGTACTGCGGGGCGGCCTCTTTGCGATGGCCATGCCGCGCGGCTCGGGCAAGAGCACGATCTGCGAGTGCGCCTGCATCTGGGCGGTGCTGTACGGGCACCGCGAGTTCGTCTGTCTCATCGGCAGCGATGAAGGGCATGCGATGGACATGCTCGACGCCATCAAGATGGAACTCGACGGCAACGACCTGCTCTTGGAGGACTTTCCCGAGGTCGTCTACCCGATCCAGTGCCTCGACGGCATCGCCAACCGCTGCAACGGCCAACTCTACAAGGGCGAACGGACGCACATTGGCTGGACGGCCCGCGAGATCGTGCTGCCGACGCTGAAGCCCGACGGCTGGCTCCAGCGCGAGGAGTTGCGGCCGTTCGTCCGCGACGATGGCACGTCGAAGGCGTCGGGGGCGATCATCAAGGTGGCCGGCATCACCGGCCGCATCCGGGGCATGAAGTACAAGCGGGCCGATGGCCGCACGGTCCGGCCCACGTTGGTGGTGCTAGATGACCCGCAAACCGATGAGAGTGCCCGCAGCCCGAGCCAGTGTGCCACGCGGGAGAACATCTTGGCCGGGGCTATCTTGGGCCTCGCAGGCCCCGGAAAGAAAATCTCCGGCATAATGGCCTGCACGGCCATTTACCCAAACGATTTGGCCGACCGTATACTCAATCGCGACTTGCACCCTGAATGGTCAGGTGAACGTATGAAGATGCTCTACGCTATGCCGGAGAACCTGAACCTGTGGCACGAGTATAAGCGTATTCTCGATGAGTGCCTAGCTGCTGGCACTGGTGTTGAGAAAGCGAACGCATTTTACCAGTCGCATCGTGAGGAAATGGACCGCGGGGCTGTTGTCGCTTGGCCTGAACGATTCAATCATGATGAGCTGTCGGCAGTCCAGCATGCCATGAACCTGTGGCTTCGTGACGACCGCGCATTCCAGGCCGAGTATCAGAACGAGCCGGTGCTCGATAACGCTGGCGTAGAGGAGTATCACCTGAACGCCTCATTGCTATCCAAGCGACTGAGCATGCAACCGCGTGGTGTAGTGCCTGCCGGCTGCACTACGCTGACCGCTTTCATCGACTCGCATCAGAACGCAATCTACTACCTAGTCTGCGCCTGGACCGAGACTTTTGACGGCTATGTCATCGACTATGGAACGACACCAGAGCAGTCCGTCAGCTACTTCTCACTTCGTGAGATTCCGATGACACTGCAGTCGTACTACAACACGAATTCTGTTGAAACGATGGTATCGCGAGGCATCGGCGAAACGATTGAGAAGTTGATGTCGAGGTCGTATCCAGTGGCTGATAGCAATGCGACGCTCAAGATCGATCGCTGCCTGGTGGACGCAAGCTGGGGCGCTATGACGGATGTCGTGTACAAGACCTGTAAAGATAGTGTCTATGTGGCATCCGTTTTCCCATCGCACGGCAAGTATGTCGGGGCGTCGTCTCGACCGATGAACGAATGGTCAAAAAGTGGTGCTGTGCGCGTGGGACTGCATTGGCGCATTCATTTTCGTGAACGTGGCATTCGGCATGTCGTTTTCGACACGAACTTTTGGAAGTCGTTCGTGTACTCGCGGCTGATGACAGAACGCGGCCAGCCTGGTACACTTTTCGTATTCGGGACTGTTGCTAGTGCGCATCGGTTGCTCTTCGATCACTTGATTGCCGAGTATTTTGTTCCAGTTGAGTCGAGAGGCAGAATCGTCAACGAGTGGAAACTACGGGCCAGTAATAACGACAATCACTGGTGGGACTGTTTGGTCGGTGCCGCAGTGGCTGCGTCGATACAAGGCATCTCACTGCCGGAACACGCTGAGAAAAGGAAGCGCGAAAAAGTAAACTTTGCGCAGTGGCAGCGCGAAGCCCGGGCTAAGCATCTGAGGGCATATGCGCAGTGGTGACGCACACAAGCCGCGCCGGCAGTATGGCATCGAATGCCCGAAGTGCGGCTGTGTCGATAGCCGAGTGTACTATGTTCGCCGGCGCTGGCGTTGCATCATCCGTGTGCGCATCTGCCGTGCTTGCTCAAGACGCTGGGTCACTGTTGAAAGACTGTCAGGGTCGAATTAATTCCACGCGTGGAATCAATTCGACCCTGTGACATTAGAGACTAAAACGCTGTGTGTTACAATTCGTATTAGTTGATGGAGGAATGTGACTATGCCTGAAGAGTCTCACAATCTTGAGCAAGTAATTCGTCAAGTCGCCTCTGAAGCTAGCGAAGTTTCGACTTCTATTGGTAAAGTAAAGCAGAGGACGCTTCAGGAGTTGATCGAGGCGGACCGCTACTTGCGCTCGCTGAATGCAGTCCAAAAGCCTGCTCGGGCGCTTCGATTTATTCGCTTGATCCCGAATGGTACAGTATGATCGGCTGGATTAGGAAACTGCTGGGAACGAAAAAGCGCATGTCGGCCCGCTTTGTGCGTGTGCCGCTCAATGTGAGGGCCAAGTATGACGCGGCCATGACGACGGAGGAAAACCGTCGCCATTGGGCCAATGTCGATTACTTGTCTGCAAATGCGCTCAATTCCCCTGATGTTCGCAGTACTTTGCGCGCACGCTCTCGCTACGAAGTGGCGAACAACTGCTATGCCTTTGGCATCGTGATGACGAAAGCTAACCATGTCGTTGGCACCGGGCCACGACTGCAAGTTAGATTCGAGTCGAAACTACTTTCTGATCAGATTGAAGTATCGTTTCGCCGCTGGTATGACCGCGTGGGCCTGGCTGAGAAAATTTGGACGGCCACGGTGGCCAAAATTCAAGATGGCGAGTCCTTCCTGATCGCAGTTACCAACCCATTTATCGCAACTGATGGCGTGCAGCTAGACTATCGCCTAGTCGAGTGCGACCAAGTAACCACGCCATTTTGGTCGCCGACGCCTGAGCAGCCTGTCGATGGCGTCGTGTTTGATGCCTATGGCAACGTTCAGGCCTATCATGTGCTCAAGGAGCATCCTGGCGATGCCACGCTGGTGTCAAGTCGCTTTGACTATGACACGGTACCGGCTGAACAGGTGATTCACATTTACACGAAGTATCGACCTGGCCAGGCGCGCGGTATTCCCGAAATCACACCAGCGTTGCCACTGTTTGCGCAGCTAAGGCGCTACACGTTGGCTGTGCTCTCGGCTGCTGAAACAGCGGCTGACTTTGCAGGCATCCTTTACACAGATGTCCCACCTGGTGGTGAGGCCATCGAGGCTGAGGAATGGGTACCGGTCGAGCTGGAACGGCGCATGCTGGTCACTATGCCGGCTGGCTGGAAAATGGAACAGTTGCGCGTCGAGCAGCCATCGACAACGTATGGCGACTTCAAACGTCAATTACTTTCCGAGATCGCACGCTGCCTCAATATGCCGTACAACGTTGCGGCCTTCGACAGCAGCAATCATAATTTTTCGTCAGGCCGGCTGGACATGACCAGCTACTTCCGATCCGTCGCGATCGAGCAGGCCAATCTCAGGCGCGTTGTCTTGGACCGTATCTTCTATACGTGGCTGCGCGAATATCTGCTGGCCAACGCTATGCCGTTGTCGCTGGAAAACGAGATTGAGACGGTGTGGTACTGGGACGGCATGCCGGCGATCGATCCAGTCAAAGAGGCGCAATCGATTGAGATTCGGCTGCGTACAGGAACGACCACGCTGGCGCAGGAGTATGCGGCGCAGGGCCTGGACTGGGAAGAGGCATTGCGCCAGCGTGCACGTGAGGTTGAGCTGATGCGTGAGCTGGGGCTACCAATCACGACTGACAGTTCGGCCAAACAGGCTCCTACTTCCGAAATTCCTGAAGAGGAACCGGAGGAACTAGAAAATGAAGAGATGCCTACTGACATCTGAGGAGTTGCGTATTCGCTTCGCTTCGGCTGAAGACGAAGAAAACGAAGACGAAGAAGAGGAGACCGTCGATGCGCAAGACGAAACCAGCGAAGAAGACGATGACGAGGAAAGTGATGATGTCTCGGCACAGGACGAAGAAAGTGATAGCGAAGAAGACGATGACGAAGAAGTCGATGCTCAAAGCGAAGACGAAGCCAGTGAAGACGACGACGAAGACGATGACGAAGACGAAGATGTCTCGGCCCAGGACGAAGAGGACACCGATGACGAAGACGAAGAGCCAAAGCAAGCTACAGGCAGTATGCCACGATTCCGTGTGCTCGCCTACACGGGAGGAAAAATTCGAGTCTCGGGCTGGCAGTACCCTGTAGTTGTGGACCTGGCTGGACTAGAGATTCCGAGCCAGAGGATTCCGGTTCGATTCAATCATGATCCGGCCAGTGGCATCGGGCATACCACGAAGATCGCAGTCGTGAAGTCTGCGCTGGTCGCTGAAGGTGTAATTTCGCGCTCGACTGCTGCTGCGATGGAAGTGATCGAGTCGGCGAAAAAAGGATTCCCCTGGCAGGCGTCAGTTGGCCTGTCAGTTGAGGAGTACGAAGAGGTTGACGAAGACGAAGAGGTTGAAGTCAATGGGTCAAAGTTTACGGGGCCGCTGATCGTAGTTTCGCGGTCGATCCTAGATGAGATCAGTTTCGTGGACTTGGGTGCGGACCGAAACACCACGGTTTCAGTGGCTGCGAAAAGGAGAGTTACGATGACAACGAATGGTCGCTCTAGTGGCAAAAACGGCACGTCGGCACGGGCAATCATTGCCCGAGCGAAAGCAGAACGGCGACGCTTATCTGCAATTCGCGCTCTTATCGAAGAGGCAGCGTCGAGTCGCCATGTGGACATCGAGTTACTTGAACGCATCGCTGCACGTGCTGAAGACGAAGGTTGGGATGTGCAGCGGACCGAGCTGGAGATTCTGCGGGCGACACGGCCACGTGTCAGGGAGATTGGCCAACGACAAAAGACTTACACGCCTGCGGTGATCGAGGCGGCGCTGTGTCTGTCCTGTGGTATTCCTGATGAGCGGCTAGCTAAGGATCGTGACTATGGCGAGAAGGTAGTCGAACAGGCCTGGCCACTGAGACGCCGCGGACTACTAGGCATGCTCTCGTTGGCGCTGGAGGCCTCGGGTGTTCGTGTGCCTTACAATCCCAACGAGCTGTATGACACCATCGTTCAGATGCAACGAACGCCCAACCTACAAGCGGCTGGCTTCTCGTCGATCAACCTGCCTGGCATCCTCGGTAATGTCGCCAACAAGATACTGCTTGAGGCGTTCACTGAGCAGCCGGTCACCTATGATCAGATCGCCGCGATTGAGGACTTCTCGAACTTCCACGTTCACAATATCTATCGCCTGGACGCTACGGGATCGTTTGTTCGTGTGCCACATGATGGCGAGCTGCCGCATGGGCAACTGGTCGAGTCGGCCTACACGAACAAGCTGGACACCTATGGCATGATGTTGACGATCACACGCCAGCAGATTGTCAACGATGACCTGGGTGCGTTCAAGTCGCTGATTGCCCAGCTAGGCCGTCGCGCTCGCATTGCTCTGGAGCGTGCTTTGTACAACGTTGTGATGGAGGCGACTGATAATTTCTACAGCGCAGCGAATGGCAATCGGCTGACAACGGCGCCACTAGGTATCGAATCGATTGGACGCGCTCGCGCGGCGCTTTCCAAGATGCTCGATGCCAATGGTGATCCGCTTGCGATTGAGGGCCAGTACCTGTTGGTACCGCCTGAGCTGGAGCCGCTGGCGCTGCAAATTTACACCTCAATGACGCTGAATGAAACGACTGATGTCAACAAGCCCAAGCCGGTCAACAATCCCTATGTGAATCGATACAAGCCGGTTTCGTCTCCGTTCCTTTCGAGTGGTACGGGCGCTGGTCAGTCGCCTACGACGTGGTACATGATCGCTAGTCCGTCGCAGGTGCCGGCGTACCAGGTTGCGTTCCTGGAGGGTCGGCGCGCACCGACCATTGAAACTGCAGATACGGAATTCCGCACGTTGGGACTGTCGATGCGGGCGTATTGGGACTTCGGCGTCGCACGAATTGATCCGCGTGGCGCAATCAAAGCGACAGCGTAATGCTGAGGAGGTGAAAAGATGAAAGCCGTTTACGTTGGTGTCGGCGATTCGATCCCGTACATCCCGACTAGCGATGTGCCGGCTGGCGAAGTTATATCTTTTGCCGGTGATCGAGTGTACGGAATCACTCGCAGCCCCATCCTAGCCAACGAGCTGGGATCGCTGGCGACCGAAGGCGTCTTCGATCTCGCGAAGAGCAACGACGCTTTTGTAGTCGGCGATGAGGTTTTCTGGGATAAAGTCGCCAAAGCCGCATACAAAACGACTGGTGCCAATCGGTTCAAGATTGGCCTGTGCTATCGTGATGCGGCTGCAAGTGATGAGCGTGTGCGAGTAAAGATAGGCTGATATGCCCACGTATCATGAAGCGCTGGCTTGGTTCCACACAACCCTGCGCGATAAAGTTACGCGCAGAGTTGTGTGGGTACGCGGTGCCAACAGTTGGGAGGTCAGGGCGGTGCCAGTCGATGGGAATTGGCGTAATTCCTACGCGACCGGCACGGTCTTGTATGCTCAATCGACCAATCGCCAGTGGCTGGTGTGGTCGGAGGACTTGCCAGTGGTACCACAGCGAGGCGATCGCATCATCGAAAATGTGCGCGGCGTCGATGTAGTGCACGAGGTGCTTTCAGGTGATGGCGAACCGGATTGGTCGTGGGCAGATTACGAACACAAGTTTGTAATGGTTCGCACTCGCGTGATCGAAAGCTAGGCAGGCATAATGGGCGCAATCACCGATTTGGCGATGCATGTAGCAAACGAGCTGGCCAGCGCCAGCCTGCCGCTAAGCGCTGAGGTCAGTCTGGACTATCACCCGATAATCGATGTGACGGACAATCGATTGCTTGTATCGGTGGTACCGCGGGAGGTGCGAGATCAGAGTGAGTCGCGAGATCGAAGTTCGCTCTACATTGCGCTGGAGATCGTGGTTAGGAAAAAGCTGACTGATGACGTTCAGGTTGGGATCATGATCGATTACGTGGAGGCGGTGCTACGCGAGTTGGAAAATATGGACCTGCCGAGCGGTTATCTTGGCTTGGACGTATCGGCCTCCCCGCTTTACTTTCAGGAGTATTTGGACACGCACAGACTTTTTGTGAGTACGATCAGCAGCCAGTACGTTTACCTGGTGTGATGGTCATGCTTTCGGTGTCGCTTTCGCTCGCTAAGAGCAGTTTTTTTGATCGTGGTAGCGTCATGCGTGCGGTAGAGCGTGGGCGTCGCAAAGCGCTATCACGCTATGGCGCGTATGTTCGCAAGATCGCGCAAAACAGCATGAAGCGGAGCAAAAAACCGGCACCACCGGGCAGGCCGCCGCATGTGCATGTTGGCCTGCTCAAGCGGCATATTTACTTCACCTATGACGCGGCTAGGCAAAGCGTGGTAATCGGGCCAATCCTCATCAAGGCGGGATCAATAGTGCCATCGCTACTGGAACACGGCGGTAACGTTGGGAAAAAGGTTTACGAGGCTCGGCCTTACATGCGGCCTGCTCATCGTCAGGGCCTGGACAAACTGAGGGACTTCCTAAAAGACTTCGTAACAGGGGGGTGACACTATGGCCACACGACGCGGAATGGATGCAAAGCTGTTTGTCCAAATGAACGACAACGAGTTTCAAGAGGTTACGACGGTCCGTAATGTTACCTTGGCGACTGAAGACGCGGAAGCAGATGCAACTGCGCGTGGCAATCAAGGTTGGCGCGTGATGATTCAGACGCTCCGCACGCTTTCTGTCGAGGTGGAGACGATTTGGGATGTTGAGTCGGTGCCGCTTATGAAACTAGTCAATGCGCATAACACCCGCACTCCGGTTCGTGTTCGTGTACTGGACGCTACAGGCGGTGCTGGTGTCGATTTTGTGGCCGTGGTGACCGTGGTCAGAAGACAGGAACCGCTTGAGGATGTTATGACCGCGACGTTGACTCTCAAGCCTGCACCGTTTTCAACGGTCCCCCAGTGGCTTGGGCTGCCTTAATAACGGGTGAGGAACGGCCATGCGCACGATTACGGACTCGTTTGGGCGTGTTTGGACCATCAAACTGGACTGCAAACGGGCGATTTCGATTCGCACAACGTGTGGAGTTGACCTACTTTCGTTCAAAAACGTGGACAAACTGTTCACAACGCTGCTTGAGGACTTCTCAGTCGCGCTCAAAGTCGCTTGGGAGATGCTCGAACCGGCGGAAAAACGGCCTGAATTCGAGGAGTTTTCGACTTATTTTCGTGGTGACAGCCTTGAGACACTGATTGAGGCCGTTTTTCAGGAGTGTATCGATTTTTTCCCGTTCGAGAAGATGCGGAAAGCGTTGCGCGCTGGCTGGGAGCGCAGCAAAAACGAGCTGGAAAAGGCGTTTCAGACGATCGAGGAGAAGTTTCAGAACGAGACACTACCGACTACGAGCGGCTGATCTTTGTCTACGCGGGCATTTTGGGCGTTGAGCCGTGGAGTTTTACGTTGCGCCAGCTCTTTATGATGGCACACGCCCGCCTGATCTCGGACTGGAACATGTTTTCAGCGCTCATGTCGCTGATCGCAAACTGTCATCGGGATAGACGTAGTACCCCCGAATTCACGCCGGACCATTTTCATCCTCTGGTACAGGCTAGGGTTGAGTCTGAGAAGATCACGGTGCGTGAGTTTTACGAGTTGCTGACACGAGGTGGGCATGGCGAGCGCAGGGGAGATTAGGGCTGGCAGGGCATATGTTGAGTTGGTGCTGCGTGACAACAAATTCACGCAGGCGCTGCAAGCCATATCGCAGAAGCTGGCCGGTTTCGCGCAGTCACTGCTTCGCATTAGTGCACAAGTCGGTGCAGTTGGCCTAGGCCTGGCTGGAGCGTTTGGCAAAGCGTTGTCATCGTTTGCATCGACTGGCGACGAGTTGAACAAAATGTCGGAACGCACGGGCCTGTCGGTCAAGCTGTTGAGCGAGTTAGCGTATGCTGGAAAAGTTGTCGGCTTCGAGTTGAGTGTTGTTGAGGACGCCGCGAAAAACATGCGTGCGGCGCTATCAGAAAAAAGTGTCGGCGAAAATGTGCTCATGGCCGACATGACGCAGCAATTTGAGGCTGTGCTCAAGTATCTGGCGTCGATTGAGGACGTGACACAGCGCACTGAAGCTGCGATTGAGGTGTTCGGTAATACTGCTGGTCCAGTCCTAGCGACCTACTTGAACAGCGGTGCGCGTGGTATTGAGGCGCTTCGTAAGGAAGGGCAAGCGCTTGGCGTGACGTTTACTGATGAGCAGGCCCGCCTGGCATCTAGTACTACGCAGGCCTGGACACAGATTCGGGAATCGATTGGTGCAGTCGTCAATGTCATCGGTGAGACAGTGGCACCGGTTTTCAAGATGGTTGCTGACAGTGTGGTGCCAGTGATCGCAGGTCTGCGGGAATTTGTGGAAAACAACCGAGAGCTGATCGTTATTGTCGTGGGCGTAATGGCCGGACTGATCGCATTTTCGGCGGCGGTTACTGGGGTTGGCATTGCGCTGTTCGGTGTCGTAGTTGCGATCAAAGCAGTGTTGGGTATACTGGCGCTTTTGGCGACAGCCTTCACTGCGCTATTGTCTCCGATTGGGTTGCTGGTAGCAGCCACTGGCGGACTTGTTGCAATCTGGGCGACGCAGACGGAATCGGGTCGCAAGATGTCGGGAGACCTGACGCAGTCGTTCCAGCAGATCAAAAGCGAATTCATAGACGCATGGGATGCGATTGTTTGGTCGGTGAAGTCGGGAGACTTGGAGAGCGCATTTGAGATATTGGGTAACGCAGTCGATCGTCTCTGGAGAGGAATCATCGTAGGCCTGCGTGAGAAGTGGAACGCGTTTGTGAACTCGATCGTGAATTCGCTTAGGCGCAATCCCTGGATACTGCCGTTAGTCGGCGCAGTGGGTGGCGGTATGATCGCGGGACCGTGGGGCGCATTAGTTGGCGGACTTATTGGCCTGGGCGGCCAAGTCGGCCTGGAATATTTCGGCGAAGATTTGAAAAATGCCCTGCAAGTGGACCTGACAGAATCGAATCAGAAGCTGATTGAGTCGCAGGAGCGGTTGCGTCAGTCGATTGAAAAGGCGAATCAGAAACACAGAAATGCGCCGCCGCCACCAGTGATGCCGCAAGCGAGCAGCCAGATGAAGCCGGACGAGTTGAAACAGTACCTGACGAGCGCGCGCGGTCTTTTCGTGGCCACACGTGCGATGTCGCAGTTGTACTACGACACGAAGCGCGAAGAAACGAATGGCCTGCTCAGGAATATCCTCGATGAGGTGCGCCGCGTCAAGGAGCAGGTGGCGGACGGTATGAGGGTAAATTGACATGCCGGTGACACTAGTCGAAATGGCGGATTCTCGGCAGGTGTCGGTAACTACCGAAGACGCGAAAATTACGTTCCGCTTTCTCGCTCTCGGGTCGATGAACGAGGGCGAGATACTATCGGCTACGTTTGCTCAGACGCCTCCGGTATATCAGGGACTGATACGCTCGGAGGTCAATATCGAGCCGTTTGAGAAAACGGACGGCGCCTGGCAGGTCACGGTCACATATAAGCCGACAAGCCAGGCGGGTACTGACACGCCGGTAGGTGAGAATCCTAGTCCACCTAGCGGCGGCGGTGGATCGGCCCAGTTGGTCGGACCATCGTTTTCGGTTGATCTAGTGGGCGACACGGTCAAGATTACTCAGTCGATTCGGACGACAGGCAATGTGGCGCCTGGTGGAATATTGTTCGGAGTAAACTTGTGTGTTGTTGGTCCGAACACAGTCCTGCCGGATGCATTGGTGAACGTGGGAATGGTCGACGCCACGATTTTCATAGTGGGTGGTCCGAATCAGTGGCGATATGGTGGGTACATGATTACCGGCGTCGATCCGGCTAACAATTTGCTGATACTCGATGCTATGCCGGCGCCAGTTGGGACAGCGAATGGCGTGTGGCAGATGCCCACGCCTGGACCGAGTTATCGCAGGGCGATTGGAGTAACCGAAAACAGTGTCGAAGGGTGTGATGTTTATGTGCCGCGTTTCGAGTGGTCAGTTACCTATCAGATGAACGCGCTGTCGTGGGACTACCTGATGACAGTGTGGCGCCTGGTCGGGCGCAAAAATAGGGACCGCTTCTACGGAGCCAATCCTGGCGAAGTCTTGTATTTGGGCCTGACCGGCTCGTATTCTGTGAGTGATCGGTGGTCGATCACGCATAAGTTTAGTGTGATTCCGAACGAGCTGAACGTTAAAGTGTCAGACGAGATCACGATTCCACTAAAAAGAGGCTGGGACTATCTGTGGGTGCGGTACAAGAGGATCGTACAGGATAACACGGTCATGCATGTGCCGGCGGTCGCTTACACTGAGGAAGTGATACCGGATGGCGACTTCGCGCTATTAGGAATAGGGAGCTAGTTATGGGTGACGACTATCGGAAGCTGTTTCCGGGCGAACCGGTTGGGCGCGTGCTGTCGGCCAACCGGATCAACATGATGGTCGATGCGGCCAAGTTTGCGCGTGTGCTCCATCGTGTGGAGCAGGGCGCGAGGGGATTAGTTTTTGAAGATGCATTGCCAGCGTTGACCGTTTATGCGACAAGTCGATCTGTTACGATTGGGAATGTTGTTGGGCTGATGATACCGCAAGGCTGGAAGGGGCCGGTGATTGAGGAATGGATCGCAGATGCGCAGAGGAGACCGATTTTTCGGGCGTCGGCTCCAGTCCGTGGCAAGCCGTTTGGCATCGCAGTTGATCCATCGAATGGCATTGAGGATGCGTTTCGGGTTGCAGTGGCTGGACTGGCGTTTACTTTTGTGAAGAAACCGGCTGATGACGTGGACCTGTACGAATACGCTGACGTGATTGACGACGAGTTTCAAGGCTTGCTGTCGGTGCCGCATGGGCCGGCGCGTGTAATTGCATCGAGGCCGCACTCAGGACACTGGCATTTGGCGTTAGTGCAGTTGGACGCGCGGGATCAACAGGAGATCGTACTGGTGACGAGCAGCGGCGGAACGAGTGAAGGCAGCGGTGGTGCGGGCAATTTGCAACACGGATATGTGCAGCGATTCAACGGTACTATGTGGAGTAATGTTCAAGAGTGTTACGTAATAGACCTGAACGACTGACATGGCGCTGAGACCGGGTAGATATATTGCACACTACATTGGGCTGGCTAGCGATGGCAAGCCAATATATGCAGCGTATTGCTGTGTGCCGGAATTGCAGTCGGACATTCCTAGTTTTGTCTCGGTCTCCAATTCTGTATCGGATTCGGGCTGGTGGAGCAGCTATCCACCATCGAGTTACTTTTATTCTGGTGGGCTGCCGTGCACAGACTGTTTGAGCCGTCTGTGTGTGGTGCGTGATGATACGGGGCGCATCGTGGACATTTACTATCAGGATGAAAACGGAACCTATATTCGCGTCCCAGAGTGTGGTTATTACGGCTCGACACCGGAAAGCGGCAGCTATTACAGAGGTTACAGCGGTGGCGGTGGCGGTGGCGGTGGTGGCGGTGACATTTGCTGTCCACCGGACGGTAACGAATACGTACTCGAGTACGATTTCGTTGTGTTCGGTCAACGGTACGTAGGCGTGGGAGGCAATGCGCTTTGGACAGGCACCCAGTGGTGGAGCGTATTTGAAGACTATAGCACTCCATGCAACGTCGGGCCAACGGCCGATTATCTTGGAATCTCCGCCACGTTTTTTTGCAACCCGAACGGTTTAGAAGTAGATCAACTTATATTATACTGTGGCGGATCGTTTTGCGCTTTAGTTACTGCCGATTTCGACATAACCGTCGTCGGTTGCCCAGGCAATCCTACGTTTTATCTCACGATTCGACCCGGTCGTTGCGCATCAGGTTCGTTCGTACTTAGGCCTGCCGGCGCATAATGG